CCGTTGGTGGGGGAATGGTGTAGACCGGGGATGGAGTCACTGCGGGATTCAGACCGCCATAACGACTAGTGCGATAGACCGTATCGGGCGCGGGTCGCTTGACTTTGCTGGTATCGATAGGAACTTGCCAGTCAGCCGCAATCGTTAGTCCACCGACATACCACCTATCGTTCCAGCCCGACACACCTAGCAGGTCGTTTCCGCAATTGATAGGCGCACCCATCGGGATAGGAACTGGCGTCGTGGGGATGACTTCGATGCCGCTCACCATCGCATCGAGTAAATGGTTCTCGAACAGAATTACAATTTGTTGCCCTGTACCTACATCAACCAAATATTCAGTAATCAATGCCTTGTAAGACCCGCCCGCACGCGCAAAGATATCGAAGTCGGTCTCAACTCGTCGCCCGTTGATTGAGATGTGAAACAGCCTCATGCCGGGAGCGGTCTGCCATGCATTAAAAAAGTGTAGCCGCACGCGATAGGTGCGATTAGACAAGACCGGAATCGTTGCAGTAAATGAATTGCTCCCCTGTCCATTCGTCATGAAGCGGATTGTCTGGTAGACATATTCTGGCGCGGGGTCAATGATGCCAGTAAGGTCTACAGGAAGATCAACGTATGCGGCCTTCGACTCTGGGTTGAAAAACAGAGTATCGGCTTGCCACAGTTGAGGATATTCAATTTTCAACCCGCCCGCATTGATGGCGATAGGAACGAGGCGCTCACGAATGATCGTTGCCGGAAAGATTTCGATGCCGTTGATTTGCGGTGCATCGATCCCGGCGGTGAAGGCGAAGCTAATTCGACCCAAAGTATCTGCACTTGAAAGAACAGTGTGTATATAGGCGATACGCGCACCGCCCGCTGCGGCGAAGATATCAAAATTCCCCAGCACAAATACATTATTGACTCTGATGTAAGCCATCACTCGCTGTCCCGCAGCGGAATTGTAATTCTCACAGAAATGCAGACGTACAATGTGCGGGGTGTTCGGGACAAGTCCGGGGATGTTGTAGTTTAGTGTGCCGGGGGGAGAGATAAAGCGTCCTGACTGATACACCTCCATCGGCGCAGGGCGCAGCACGCGACTGGTATCAACCGCCCCCTCCACCATATAAGTTAGACTGGCCTCCAAACCGTATCCGGCATCAGGCCCCCATGATTTAAAAACTCCACCTCCACAGTTGACTTGTCGCAGTGTCCATCCGCTAACCCCACCCACGCCGCCTCCATCGGCACTGCGATATCCCGGCCAAGGGAACCTGCCGCCCGAACCGGGAATAACTAGGCTGGTCAGCGGCGAGCGGTCTTCCGTTACGGGGATGATGGCAGCTTCACCACCTGTGCCGGGGCTATTCGCATCGGCGTCGTGACCCTGCTCAATCATCAGCAGTACAGGCGCGGCTTCTAGTTCAACACCGCAGAGAAACGGATCGTAGTATGTCGGATTCGTCTCGGTGAACGAGATTACTAATCCCACACTCTCAGCCGTCACATCGACCTCTAAGATGTAGGCGATATATATGCCACCAGCACTGTCAGCTACAGCGAAATGTTCTTTCACTAAGCGCCCATTCACGAGAACGTTGACTCCAGCGCGTCCTTGCGGCACCCAGTTTTCAGCAAAGTGCATTCGCAGCCGATAGACCTTACCCGGAGTCGCTACATCTGGGGGAATCGTATACGTGAATCGTGTATTGAAATTGCCGTGGCGAGAGGTCTGATAGACCTCTTGCGGCGCGGGTCGCTCCACTCGGCTCGTGTCAACGACTACACCGGGTACGGGCGCATCGATAAAGCCACCCACATACCATCGATCATCCCATCCCTCTACTGCGAGAAGTTCAGCCCCGCAGTTGATGGGAGTCATTAGCGCAACAGGTTCGACGTTGCTTGCAGTAACAAACGATGGCTGGCTCGCCTCGCCAACAGTAAGAGTCAGCGGAAAGCGATTTGGGTTGATAACATCGACAACACTTAACTCGCCACCCTCACCGCCGCCGCCCATGTTACGACCCCTGCCACCGCCACCCTTGAGCCGGAAGCGCATGAGGGTTCCTTCGAGTGTTCCAAAGGATGCTCCATTGGCTACGTCTTCAGTCGTAAGCGTGTAGGTTCCTGCTTCCATGTAGGTCGCACCATGAATGAAGTCCATCGTAGACGGTGCTGCTTCCGTAGTCGGCGGAGTCCATGGCTCCCAGTAGGCGATGTCGCTGAGTGGGTTGCCGAGATTGTTTTCGACGAGAGAGCGGAAGATGCGTGTGGGTAACTCTACGGGCTTAAAGGAAAGCATTGCAGCCGCGTTATAAGGTGGATTCGCGTTCATTGTCCATGTCGGCGCGAGCGATGCGGCATTAGTGGCGATGCGATAGGCAACATTAACTCTATAGTTGCTAGGCCCTGTAGCTACTATCATCTCGAAATCAGTATCCACTGAAACGATGAGGTTGTAATTCGTTGCTGCGGTGACCACTAAACTATTAGGCTTCGGCGTGATGGAAGGCAACAATATGGTTGTGCCTGTCACTACATCTCTTGCTGTCGTGATTTGATCGAATTCGATCAAAGGCGGCGTCTTAAAAGCTACGACCACCATAGTTGGAAAGGTGCCACTGGTGCGCGTAAATGTATGCTGTGCGCTGGTCGCCGGACGGATGCAATAGTAGATCGTGAGAAAAGCATTTGCTATCTCACGAACCCATTCATTGTTTTCTGAATCAATGATCGCGGCGACGCCTTCATGTCCCAACACGACCATCAGAAAGTTCGCTTCAGTTGTATCTATAGTAACTGTGTTGGGATGATACGCTGAGGTAATTACTTGCCAAGTTGTATCAATTGGCTCCACCGCCAGCACGCCATAGCCATACGTTCTGCTCGGTGAATAGATGCTGATGGCTGCTTCATCCTTCGCTTCAAATTCTTCTGGCGCGGTTTCCTGCAAGAGATAGGTTGCCCGCGCTTGCACGAGATTCAGCAAGGTAGCATCGCCGCTCTGTGGTGTGAGAAAAAGATCATGCGCATCGGCGCTCAAGAGATAGGCTTCGAGCACTTGCGCCAGCCACGCTTGCGTCACAGTCTCGTTCTCGATGGCATAGCGAACATCGGCTAAAGCCTCAGTCAGAAAGATGCTCTCAGCCTGATCGCGGGTGATGTATTCAGCCCGCAGTGCAGCTTGGGTCACATAGATCAGCGCCATGTCTGCTTGCGTAATGAACAGCGCATCCATCTGCGCTCGCGAGTAAAAACGCTCATCAGCATCAGCGAGAGTGAGGAAGTGTGCATCACCAAACTCCATCGTGAGATAGATTGCGTCGAGCGCACTCTTTCGCCACGGCAACCACTCCCAGATGGTGGCGTTGCTCGGCGGCTGAACGTTCGCATTGATCATCGTCGCTCGATAGAACTGGTCTTCAAAGCGAACGATGCCGCCCGTCGGATACTGCACAGCCGCACTCCAGTCCGCTACGCCGTGGATGAGGTAGTAGATGATTCCGTTGGTCGCATACTGAAGAGCGCGGTTCAGGGTTTGGCGAGTTGGGCGCTGATCAAGCCCAGTGGGGAACGCTGTCACCATCTCTTCAGCTGTCAGTTCGGGCAACTGCTGATCAGCTGCCCACCCAGCGGGATAAAATCGTGGTGTCGTAATCGCCATGCTTATGTAACCTCGATTCTCAGGGCAAAGTATCCATCGTCGAAACCGAAAGTCCCGGTCTGATGCTCGAAGCCGAAGACATGCTTCGCGCCGTCCCAGTACATGAAGTCCCTGATCTGCACGCCAGCCGGACGCGGCAAAATGTCGAAGTCGCGAATCAGTTGAATCTCGACTGGCGTCAGGTATGAGCCGATGTTGAGATCGAAGCTCATGTCCTTGTTGTTCTGCACGAAGACGACCGGAGCATGAAACAGCAGAGAGAGTGACTCCTGAATCTCAGGCGTGAAACCGTGCGACTGGTTCTTCATGATTTGCGCACGGATGACGACGCGCTGCGCTTCATAGATATCGTCGATAGTCAGTTCACGCTCGTCGAATTCCAGCCAGCGCCCGCCGACAATCGTCGGCACGGTTTCATCCCACATCGGCAACGCGTATTGCTGCCCCTCGAAGCCGATGTAGATGTAAAGCAGATCTTCGACGTAGACCGGAGGCGCACCAACGATCTCTGCGATCTTATACAACGCATCGCCGCGAGCTTGGAGAATGTCGCGCCACAGCAGCATCAGTTCCGCAGCGTCCATGAAGGGCTGGATTTGGCGAATGATGGCAGTGATGAAGGCGCGGAACTTCTCCTGTTCGCGATGCAGCGAGGTGATTTCACCCAGCGCCTGTTCCACGAGATCGGTATGCTCGTCCATCACAACCTCACCACATCGATCTGATCAGTATTGATCTGCGCGATCTGATTGAACGCAATCGAAATCATGTCGCGCACCTGCACGTCGCCGGGGCTGGTGCCCATCAGCAGACGAGCGACGGCGAACATCGAGCCGATTGCATTGATCGGAACATACAGCTGCGAACGCACCACGGGCACGCCGATCAGCCAGTTCTTTTGTGCCCATTCAACGATGTTCTCTTTCATCGGCGGTATCAGCACATCGTTCCAGCCAAAGAAAACGATCAGTTCGATGCGCAGATAAATTTGCACGACAGGAGGGCGCATGAAGGTGATTTCATGCGGCAAGCCGTAGCTGTCGGCTACGGTGATCGTGACGTTGCCATACTGCCCGCTGCCAACTGGCTCGCGCAGGAAGATCGTCTCTGCGATCTCAGTGTCATCGCCACCCTGCACCACGATGGAGAAGCTGTGCGGCGGCAGACCGTTGGCGTCGGTCACATCGGTCTTGTTCTCGTAGCCCTGCACCTGAATCACCTGAGCGATGTTGGCCACGCCGCCCTTGATGCCTTCGAGAATGCTCTGCGATGGCGTTGCGACCGAGAAGGCGCGGCGTATGCGCAGCGCTGCATCGGTCTCGCGGTTCTTGCCGATCAGGGCATCTCTGGGATTGTCGACGCTGCGCACGCCAAAGATAGGTCGCATCATCTGGGTCAGCGTATGCGCGGGCGCAGCAGTCGCACCGATCTCGTTTGCCAGCGCTGCGACTGTGCCGTAACCGTTCGGCGCAATCGTGACAGGTGTGAGCGTATAGAACAGCGCATTGTTCACTGTGCAGCGCACATGCGAGTTGCTAGGCACCACCGCGCCAACATTGCCAGCGAAGATGAGATCGACAGTTGACTGCGTGCCGTTGATGATCTGGATGCCGTTGTACTGCACGATGCGGGCGAGCGTGACGCCGGACGCGCCTGATGGCGAGCCAGAATCGTAGACCGCCTGAATCGTCTGCCCCAGCTGATCGATGGCGTTGCCGAACGTGCCGAGCAGCTGCCCATCCTTGGTCGCGGGGTCGAGCGACGCATCAGGATAAATCGCGAGCACGTCTGTCCGCATCTGCGCAAGAATGGCAAAGAGGTCGTCGCGCTCGAAGCCTTTATCAGTTAGCTGTGTGCTCATAGCCATGACCCCTGTATGGGATGGGAGAACTGAACAATGACGCCCGTACTGTACTCTGTCGTGATCTCCAGATACATGTCGACGGTGAAGGTGCGGTGATCGATTGCGATCTGAAGGTTATCGATGCGCTCGACGCCGACGGTCGAGATCGCGCACGCCCGCACCTCAAACTCAGCTTGGCGCAGTGCTGCGGGCTTCGAGCCGATGATCGCTGGCCAGTTGATGCCCGCGCTGATATCGAGAAACCATTCGCCCAGCCACAGCAGCAAGCGGTTCTTCAGCAGCAATTCGATGGCTGCGTTCTCGGTCAGATAGTCGGACATGCCATGACCGAATACGAAATCGCCGTTCGCGTCTTCGCGCCGCATAATCATTGTGGTGGCCCCGTAACGCTTCCCCCGCCCTGCACGCCGCCGTGGGTGTGATGAGCGAGCGAGATGCCGCTCCCGTTGACGTCGCCGGAGAAGGTTCCGCTCGAATCACCGCGCACGCTGCCCGTAATATGCAGCGAGCCGTCGACTACGATCTGCGAAGCGGTCAGCCGGATCTCGCCCTGCGTCATCGCAATATGGTTGTCGCCCTGATCGAGATAAATGGTGCCATCCTTCAGTCGCACCCGCGTCTTGCCATCGGCTGTGCGAAGCTCGATCTCTTCGGTGTTGTAATCTGTGATGACGTGCGGCTGCGAGCGCACGCCCACCAGAGCAAACGCATCCGACAGTGAGTGCATTCGCATACTCGTTTGCTCGCCCGTCCCGCCCTGCTCGTGCCAATTGTCGACCGAGCGCTCAGCAAAGAACAGCAGACACTCGTCACCACTCGCAATGGGAAAGGTTAGCGCATAGCCCTTGCCTGAAAGCACGACGAGGGGAACGTCGACCAGCACAGGCACATCGACCCACTGCGCCTCTTGATTATCGGGGAAGAGCAGCTTCTTGATCGCTGGCTTCACCGTGACCGTCTGATGCTCGGCATCGAACGTGTCAATGATGCCGGGGCAGCAGGTATGCACATCGCTCAGCGCCGCTTCGATCATGGTGCGAGTTCCGACGATATCGTCTTCGCCGCACAGCTGCGCGTCGCGGTTCAGCTGCCATTGTGTATTGGCGTCGATCATTCGCCCATCCCTTCCACTGGCACAGCCGGACTTGTGTTCACCTGCGACGTCGGCACGGGCTGGCCCAAGCCGACGCAAAGTATCTCCGTGACCCAATCGTTGCTTCGCGTGTCGCCACTATGACGCACCTTGAAAACTTTATAAATACCGTCCTTATTCAAAGCGACGATCTGCTGGCGCGGCGCTGCCGTGAGCTTTCGGCGCTGCTTCGCTTGCGCACGAATCGATTCGTTGTTCAGCTTGATGGCGCTGTTGACGCCAATGTCGGGGTTAAGCAGACACTTTACCGTGATGCCCTTTTCAGTGCGCTCAGCTGCTTGCAGCAAGCCTGTCTCAGCGGTCAGCACGGTCGCGCTGTTGCGGTTCAGCATGGTGTCGGCGCGAACGATCTGCAACGCGCCATCTTGTATCGACCAGTTGCAGCCGTTGGTGCGAGCAATCTCGTCGAGCGTCTCGTGTGCTGTCTTCGAGTAAGTGCGTCCACGCAGACTGCCCGCGCCGTCGAGTTGATAGACGCCCTTGCGCACGCCCAGCAGTTCGCGACAATGATCTGCGATGGTCTCATCGGTCGAGCCAGCAGCAAATGTGGTGTTGACGAACGCCCTGCGCAGCGCGAGATCGCCATCACCGCAGATCAGTTCCGTGATCCAATCCGTTTTGTCGCGATAGTGCGAGACGAACTGGGTATTGCCCGTGAACAGCAGCTTTAGATTGCCCTCATAGCCCGCATTGAAAATCACATCGATGAACTCGTTCTGAATCTGCGCCGCGTGGGTGGGGTTGAGATTGAAGATCTCGAACTTGGCTTGGTTCGGCTCTTTCTGCAATGACTTGGTGATCTCGAACTTCAGCCGGACGCCAGCGTCCTGCGCGTTGTCGATAGACAAGCCCCTGCCTCTCGCTGCTACGAGCAGCTGAAAGCGCCGGAACCATTGCCGCTGTGTCATACCGCCCTCGTGTTGACCTGAATGACGGCAAGCTCGCCAGCGGGCGCAATCGACTCCCATGTGCAGCCCGCTGCGAGCAGACCATCACACGCGGGCAAACCCGTATGCGCGGCGACGAATACCTGCTCCCCCGGCACCACATCGCACGGCGCGATGGCTTTGATGCGGTCATAGCGGGTGACGCAGACGATATCGCCGGGACGATAGAACGGCGCTTGTGGAACCCAGTTCGCCGTGTCCATGAGATCGTCTTCGGTGATCTGCACGGTGAAGCCCAAGATGCGGTCGAACGGGTCTTCAGGCGGGGTGACGCCATTGTCGGGCGCATCGGTGACCGCGCAGCCGAACAGGATCTTGCGCCCGCTGCGATTGGTGCGACTCAGGCGCTGCGGTTTCTCATTGTCGAAGTCGACGATGCGCCCCTGCTGCGCTGCGATGAACGTGATCATAAG